AGCTCCTTCTAAAAATTTTTCTGCTATAGAGTCATCAACATCAGAAACTCTTTCTATCATTTTTTCTCTATATTCTTCTGCTTTCTTCTTTAGATCTTCTGGAATATCAGTTACTTCGATTTCCTTTCCTTCTTCATCTTCTAATCTCCTCACTGCACCCTACCAAGCCGGTCGATGATAACCTGGTAGGGTGAGGGTGAAGAGGTTAGCTGGGTAAGAGGTCAGCTTTTTCCAGGTAATTTTTGAGGAACATACCCGGCCCACCAGTGGGGCTTGCACCAGCTAGCTGTTTCTCTGCCTCTGCTTTGAGCCACTCTCTTGTTAGACTTGAATAACTCTCCTTCAAATCTAGGTATAGAGCCTCCACCAATTCGTCAACTGTAATCTTTTCCATTCCCTTATACCTCTTTATTTACTCTCATCAGCTCTGGCTCTACCGGCAGACTAAGCACTATGGCCTAGTTTCGAGTTCGTGGATTGCGGGTGGTTTTAGCATCTCAACTTCGTGTACCTCAATGTGGAAGGGTGCTATCACCATGCACAATTTGATAAGTAGTTTTCTCATTTCCTTCCCTCCTGTTTGATACTCTCATAATACACTAGGGTTGATCCTGTGTGTAGTGTCATTGGAGACAAGCAAGTGGTAGTGTGGTTATCATAGTAAAGTGGTGTTAAGTGAGGTAGCTCGGATTGTATCACACTCACTAATGCTTCGAATATCTAGCAAATACTGACTTATTCAAACAGTGTATTCAGCAGTGGACTACCGGGTCGCTGCCCCTGCGAAACGTAAACATGGGCACATGTTGTGTCACATACTTGACAAGGTACCACATATAGTGGTATGAATAAGAGATGAAACCTTTAAAGAACACCAGGCATGAGAGAGTGGTCCTTAATCTACTTAATGGAATGCCAGAATACGAGGCTTATATCCAAGCTGGCTACGCTGTTAAAGGTGCCAGGGCGAACGCTTCGAGGCTGATAGCAAAGGATAGCTTTCAGCAAAGATTAAAGGCTTTGCAAGTGGGAATAGCCACAAAGACAACGGAAATAGCAGTTAAAACAGCAGTTCAAAACATTATGACAGCAGAGGAGCGAAAGGTCAGGTTAACAGTACTAGCCAACGAAGACAACGCTACACAATATGGCTATCAGAGAGCCCCTAACATCAGTGCGATAGCTGAGCTAAACAAGATGGCCGGTGATTATGCTCCTGAGAAGCACGCAGTACTAGGGAACATAGTAATAGAGGTAGTATATAAGGGGGATTAACATGCCCTATAAAGACAAAGAGCAGAGAACAGAAGCTTCGAGGCTAAGTATGCAAAAGAAACGCCAGGGATTAACACAGGGATTAACATTAGATAACGGGGTATATATTGACAAAGAGAAGGCCATAAAGCTAATGAAGATACACAGTTCCCTTGATAAGAGGATTGCCGGGCTTAGTGGCACTGATAACATGTTGGACCTGGTCCGGTACGGTGACTTTACCATGAGGGAAGTGGGGGTGATACTAACTACCGGAGAGGTATCATGAGTATAGGAGAAATACCAATAGAATATCACGAACATCCTTTCTTTAATGGGCAGTGGCATTGGGCAGTATGGGTTCGGACATGGGCAAGCACTGGGACTAATGATGAAGCTCCAGATGATGCACCTATTTCCTGTGCTGTTTGTGGGCAGTCTTATGGTCGGTAGAGACAAGATGAGGGAAGTAGGTATAGCATTAAGTACCGGGGATGTAATACTATAATGATATATTCATGTACATTTGCAAAAGAACGAAGGGTTGTCAAACAAGCTGTTAGGATGGGATATACAAGTCGTGAGGAAATAGCCAAAGCTTTGGGTCTAGGTTACATGGTTGGAGGTGCCTTAGATGTTAGTGGAGGCACAGAAAAGCAGTTAGTAGTGTTGTTGAAGGCTAATAGAAGGCGAGGTGGCGGAAGATAAGACGCTAGGAGGGTGAAATGATAGCTTGTAGAATATGTGGTGGTTTTATTTCCTATGACTGGAGCAATCTTGAAGACATGTGCGGAAGCTGTAAGAATAAAAGTGAAGAGATAAGGCGATTACGCTTACTCTGGTATTATGTGTTGACACTGGCTACAAAACTTTCCCTCAAGAAGGATGGTTTATTGTGACTAGGGAAGAGACTTGTAGTGAACGTAGACGAACTATAAGGGAAGGGATAGCTAATAGGGTCGGGTATGAGTGTGTGGGGTGCACATTGTGGAAGACGGTTTCCTGCTCTCATCCTTGTAATCAGGAGTACTTCGTTACTGATAAAGTACTGGAAAGTCTCCACTCCCAGGGTGTAGTAATAAAGGTGGAGGGGGGTTCTATCTGGAAAAGTGATGATGACTCACGGAATTATGAAGCTACTGAGTCGTTGATAGAGGAGAAGTGAATAGCAACACCATTGAACTATATTACTCTGATACTACTGATTTAGATGTTGAACGATGTAAAGAGTGTGGGAGTATAGATTTTGAATATACCAATACAAGGGTGTTCTGTGTGCGTTGTGGGTTAGTCTCTAAGAAGATTCTTTGTAGTACAGCAAGCACAGAGGTATGACATTAGTTATAAGGTACTGTGAGAAGTGTGATGAGACTGAGGGTAGGTTAACCAGGAACATGGAGGTAGCCCGGGTGTCACAACGGAGATGTACGATATGCAAGAAGGAGCAGAAGGTAGCTATCTTCTTTAACTGGAGGAATAAATGAAGCTAAAGTGGCCTTACAATAGTGAACTGTATATGACTATTAGGGAAATACGAGAAGCAATGCCTAAGCTCGACTTTTCAAACCTTCGTATAACCAAAGCTAGGCCTCGCCTTGCTAATTTACGCAGAGCCAAGCCTACCAAGCCTAATAATGAGCAAAGAGAAACTAAAGAAGGAGAACCCTTACACAAAGAATGGTAACGGAAGAGAAGACTAAAGTACAGGTAACACTACCCCGTCCTCATGCTCGGCAAGAGGAGTTCGTACACTCTGGTAAGAAGCGTATAATTATAAGAGCGGGACGGCGTGGTGGCAAGACGGTGGGGGTAGCCATCAGAGCTGTTGAGAGGTTCTTACAGGGACGTAGACAGCTATACGCAGCTCCTACATCGGAACAGGTAGGTAAGTTCTGGTTTGAAGTAACGGCAGCGTTAGCTCCGCTGTTAAGGGCTGAGACTATTATTGTTAATGGAGAAGAGGTAACTCGCCCTGCTCTTTTCAAAAAGAATGAGAGCGAGCAGTACATTGAAGTCCCGGGTACTGAGCAGAGGATAAAGGCCAAGACAGCCTGGAATGCGGATACATTACGTGGTGATTATGCAGATGATTTATATCTAGATGAGTTTCAACTAATGAACGAGGATACATGGGAGATAGTGGGGGCACCGATGTTACTTGATAACAACGGAGATGCAGTCTTTATCTACACTCCACCCTCATTACGAAGTACGGGAGTATCCAAGGCCCGTGATCCACGACATGCTGCCAAGTTATTCAAGTCGGCTTCCTTAGATAAGACAGGCCGGTGGCAAGCGGTACACTTCCCTTCACATGATAACCCTCATATCTCAAAGGAAGCGTTACAAGAGCTAATGCAAGATATGTCGAAGAAGTCTTATCGGCAGGAGATATTAGCTGAGGATGATGAGCTTCAATTAACCTGGTTGGTGTGGGGAGCTTTTAATGAGACTTGCAAGATACCACGCTTCCCAATCCCTACTAATTGGTTAATTCATTCAGGGCATGACTTCGGGCCCGCTAATCCAGCAGCTTTATTTTTTGCCCAAGACCCTGCCACGGGGAACTTCTATGCGTTCAAAGAGTACTTGCCTGGCGGTGGTTCAACAGCTACCCATGTTGAGGTGTTTAAGGAGGTTACAGAGGGATATAATGTCATATCCCGAACTGGAGGTAGCCCACAAGAAGAGGATAGCCGGAGTAATTACAGCAGTCATGGTTGGCCGATAGCCGCACCGAAGATCAAGCATGTTAAGCCCCAGATAGATAAAGTAATAGGCATGATGGAACTGAACAAAATATTTATCTTCGAAGATATGTCTAATCTGCTTGAGGAAGTATATGACTGCCTGTGGAAGAGGGATAA